CGCAGGTACCTAAAGTCTGTAAGCGTAGACTGTAGAGTACCAATAATTGTTGCAATTTTTACTTTCTTCTTGAGAGAGGTCAAATCATCGTCTTCTCGAACAACTACTTCCGAAAGATTGCAAAATTGGTTGCTTCGTAGTATAATTTCACTACATGGGTTTGTGCCGAAATTGTGAGCTGGATCTCTTCGCCCATTTCTTTCCGCAATTTTCTTTGCCGCTACTCGACTAAAGATTCCTCGTTCACCACACTTACTTTCGTACAATGTTTGCATTTCCGAAATAAATGCAGAGAAGTCTGGTTTTTCTGTATATGCAACAGAATTGTTTGCTAGTCGTCTCTGGCCTTCATTCTCCCACCACTGACCTGCTTTGGCTTTTGCCATACGCTGATCGGAGAGATTTGAGAGACTGATGAGTGCAGAACGTCTTACTCCGCCTACAACTACAATGTCTGCAATCTTACAGCAAATATCGTGACACTCTATACTTGTCAGTTTACGACCATGTGCTTTGCGAAACACTGCAACCGTAAAGTGAAATAGATCATCCAAAGGCTCTGGCCCCGAAGCTCTTCCTCCGAATGTTTTGAGTCGCGCACCCGCAGGGCGTACCTTACGCATATCCCACTTTGGCACTTTACCTGAGTACAACAAACTAATTAACTCACGGTATGCACTTGCCCAGCCCATTTTTGAGTCAGCAACTACAATCGTTGTGTCTGTAGCATGCATACTCTCTGCGACTTCTGGAAGTTGATTGATAAAGTTTCTTTCGACACTAAACCCAACACCAGTTCCACACATAAGAACATACATTAGCTCATCAAATGCTCGTACATGATCTATATGTAGATAGCTACAATTAAATCCTGCAACATTGTCTCGCTTGAGCGCTTCGCCTGCCGTCATCATACATCTCATGGATGGCATGACTTCGAGGTTGTAGATAGCGTTGTATATTTCTTGTGTCTCCGTTGAATCTTTGTCCAACTGCTCTCGATCGATAAAAAAATCTATATATCTTTGTACTGTTTCTCCCCATGTTTCACGCCTTCCTTCGCTCTCTAGCCAGCGAGCATACCGGCTCTTGTGAATAAATTGTTGGTACTGATCCATTTACTGTAATCTCCTTTCTAGTTCTTCTAGTCCATAGCAGAACCCTATTGCTTCGTCGCAGTGTGTCAATAAATCCATAAGCTCATAGTTTCTTAGTATAAGGTCTGGATACTTGTTAAGTTCTTGTATATATTTATAATTAGAATCAATAGGAAGACTATCATATATATTATAGGCACTTCCATACTCATCTAATAATTGTTTTGCTCTTTTTGGTCCAATACCTGTGATTCCTGGTACATTATCTCCTTTATCACCAATTAAGCATTTATAGCAAGCATATTGTTCATGTGGTACATTATAGTGATCATTCCAGTTGTCTTTTGTTACTTCTTTTCTTGTAACATAAGAGAATCGCATAACACCTTCTTGCACTAGAAGATCCCAGTCTTTATCGCTTGAAATAAGTACCATTTTGCCTAAATTATACTTATTTTTATACTTTACAAGATATGCTGCAATGTCATCAGCTTCTACACCTTTTATTCGCAATAAAGTATGCTCGTCCTCTAGAAGAAGTAAGGTTTGTTCATATTCTAAAATGAATTCTTTGAATGCTCTTTCTTCTTCAGGTGTTTGATTTGCATATTTATCTTTTCTGTTCTGTTTATATGTAGGCTGTATTCGTTTTCGATATTCTGAAGATCCTTGATCTGCTGTAATAATTATTTTTGTACATTTATAAGATCGAGCCAAAGATTGAACAGTTGCAATGTATTCGTGACGAAAATCGGTTCTTCTCTGATGCTTCCACCGAAAGGCTAAATTTAAAGCATCTACTACAAGTGTTTTTGTTTCATCTCGTTCAATGAGACTATTAAAGTTAAAACTCATTTGTAAAATTTACCTCTTCATGTTCTAGCCAGTGTTCTGCAAGTAGAACTGAACAACCTAAAAATCTTATAAAGATATATTGTTCAGTATTATATGGTATTCCTTCGATACAAACAAATATTTTTGATCTATCGTACTTAAAAAATAGTAAAGGTTTTTGATTGCCTTGTTTTGCTTGTGTTTCTAATTTTTTCCACCACCTAATTAAATTGTTTGTTTTTGGTTGGGTAAATATTTTATCATTTAAAGGCGAATCTTTATAGTTTTTTACCTCAATACAGTAATGATTTTTACAGTTTGGTACATAAAGATCGCCTTTTAGATACTCTAAAGCTCCAGAAGAAGGCACCCGTTCAAAGCTTAAAGTTGTATATGCTCGAAGCATATCACGTACTAAATACTCGCCTCTTGCACCTTTTGCTCGTGAATCTACCACTCTAACTTACTCACTTGTCCTCTCTTTACAACTTCTATTTTTTCTAGTAATGGATGAGTCCAACCATGAGAAACTATGTATGTATTTAAATTCTCCTCTTGAAGTAATACTTCTACCATTTTTTCTCTGCCAGTATCGTCCAATACATTTATGACTTCATCAAGAAATAATATATTTATTCTTGACTTAGATATACTACTCATTAGCTTACGAATAGCAATTAGTGTGGCGGTGTTAACCCGAGCTAGCTCACCAGAACTAAGGGCACTAATATCGACAACATTTCCATTGTCAGTGATTTCCACATTAAGTTTGTCGTTGCTAACAACGAAGTGTAAAGTAAATCTACCGTCTGATAGCTCTCCTAGATACTTATTCACTAACTCTTCTAATTCTTTTACTAAACTTTCAATCTTATAAGCAATTAAACCATTTGTACTAAAAGATTTTTTTAGTATTTCTAAGTTTGTTTCAATTTTTTGTTGTTTTGAAAGAATATTTTCATACTCTAATCTTTCTTGTTGAAACGCCTCAGTTTGTTCTTGAATAATTTGGATTCTTGTATTTCTTTTTGTTCTTCTTTCGTTCTCTTCTGCTGTTCTAGCCAATTTGTCTTTAGTTGACTGTAACTCTGCCTGTAATTCTTGTATGCTATTCTCAAGCTCGTGTTTATCCAAAATATTTCCTTGGAGATTCTGGTCGATATTGCGATATAAATCTTCCCAAGTCTTGATACCGTTTTGGGCTTTTGCAAATTCTGCATTCTCAGATTTAATGGATTTGATTTGTCTTCCCAATTCATTTGCACTCTCCTCTGCTATAGTTGCTTTTTTAGCTGCTTGATCCATCATATCATTTTTAACATTAAAACTAATATGTTGTTCGCATGTTGGACAATGTTGTCCTAATACCTCTAATTTAGTTATAAGTTTTTGATTTTGATTTACTTCTGCTTCATAAGCACTTTGCTGTTTTAACAGAGGGTCATATTCCTTTCTTGAAGCTGTTGAATTTTGATACTCAGTAATTGGAATATCTTTTAACATTTTTTTATATTGATTATTTTGTAGAATTTTTTTATTTTTTTCAGAAATATTTTGAAGTTCTATCATTAAAGACCTTAATACTTTTTCATTTTCAGATGTATTAATTTCTAAATTTAACATTGGAAGTATATTCGTATCACTTAAAATATTATTTTCTAACCATTTTATAACGGTTGCTAACTTGCCCGAAACTGTTGATCTTTCATTTACTTCATTTCTATGAGCATTTTTAAATATCTCAAATAAGTCGACATATTTTTCTAAATGCAATAAATCAATAAGAAACTTTTTGCGATTTGTATCAGTAGCAGTTAAAAATTGTAAACTAGCATTAGTATTTTGATATACTAATTGTGAAAAAGTTTTAAAATCTACTCCTAAAGTATCTTGCAATGTTTTATAGGTATTTGTAGCAGTATGGCTTGATATATCTTCTCCGTCTTTTAATAGTTTTAACTTTATATTAGTTTTTCTATTGACTACTATTTCATAGTTTGAATTGTCTTTTATAAATGTAAGAGAAATATTATATCCATTATTTACATATCGATTTGCAATATCAGCTTTTTTGATGCCCTTAGAGTTTTTATTGTACAAGGCTTCTTCAATAATTAAAGGAATAGAAGATTTTCCCGTTCCGTTTGTTCCAATAATTTGAGTAAGCGTTGTAGACTCTAGATCTAACTCATTGCCTTCTCCATAGCTGAAACAGTTATCCCATTTCAATTTTTGCAGTGTAATCATTAAATAGTCCTATGATATCAGGTATTTTTTCTTCATCTATTTCTAATATAAATTGTAAATATTCATGCAATTCTTCAGCAATAGACATTTCTTTGTCTAAAATTAATGATGCATCACTACTTCTAACAACAACTTTTTTATCAAGTAATTCTGAATTTTTTATTTCGGCTAGCTCTTGAATATCCCCTTGTATTTCATAAATTGTATGATGAAAATCTGTAGGAATCATATCAGCAGGATCAGTTACAGTTTTTCTTATAAGCTGTGGCAAGGGAAGACTACAATATTCCCAAGCCCAGTCCTCTGATTCTTTTTCATGTATTAAAATATATCCTGTATCAACAACATTTCTATGAAAAGAAGTAGTCATTGGACTACCAGGATATATAATATTTCTTTGGCAGTTACTGTGTGCATGAAGATCCCCCGCAAACACAACCGGAAATGGAGCAAATAAATCAAGATCAATTTCTGGCTTTACGTGCGGAGGAATTTCTCCACGAACATGGGTAAACAAAGGTTTACTAGTGTCTAGCTCGTCAAATATATTTTTTCTGTGTAGCTCACAATAGGGAAGTATAGTAAAATAATCTGTTTCATATATACTGTCTTCTATTTGAACTAGTGGATTTACTTTTGCAGTTACTTCTTTTAAATTAGTAAAAAAAGTTTTATTTTTTCGCGTAGCTTCATGATTTCCATCAAATATAATAGTATGTACTTTTACATCCTTTATAAAGTCAAAATAAAGTTCTAATTCTGCCATTGTTGGTATACGATCAAAAAGATCTCCACCTATAATATGACAGTCTACGTTTTCTTCAATATCATGAATTTCTTCAAAAAATCTATAGTAACGTTCCATGGCCCATACAACTGGGACATTTTTTTGTCCCAGTTTAATGTGCCAATCAGCGGTAAATAGGATCAAGAGAATTCAGCTTCCAATTCTTCATCAATATTTGCTTCTGTACCGCGAATACGGTCAAGAAGTTCTTTTTGTGCATCAGGAGTTGGACGCGCCATTACATCATCCATAGATTTAAGATTAGCAACTAATTCCATCTCTTCCTCTGAAAGAGAACGATGCTTACATTTGAGTACTTGCAATTGATACTCTACATTGTACGGAAGAGGACCAGTTTTTACTCTCTTAAATTTTACGTCCCAGCCTTTTACAGGATCAGTTGGATCTCCCAAATCTTCTGCAGCAGTAATAATTTGCTCCCACAGCTTCTTTTTTAGATTTACAACTTTTACTGCACCACCATCAATGCACTGAGTAGCGTAGCTCCAGCCACACTTAAGATCGGGGTAGTATTCACGAACCCAATCTCTTTCTTTATTATTGAAACGCTCTTCGTTTCTATCAAATGACAGACACTCAAGAGGAATATCCTTGTCATTCTCACCCTTTACCCAGTATACATACCGAGCAAGGATATCTCCAACTAATCGAAACTCCATGTCTCCGTCACGATATTGAAAACTGTTTATTGAGGACTTTTGAGCAGAGCCCTTCTGCTTATTAAATGATATAGCCATTAGTGTATACTCTCCATAGGGACTTCTTCATATACAAAGTGAACACTTGTGCGATCTATACGAAGTAGTCTGTTGTCGTTAATTGTATCTATTTCTACCGGTAATTTTAGTAGATCTAGTGTTATCTTTTTTGTTGCTTTATAGTCTGCTATATTACGCATTGCTGAAAGTGCATAATATATTGCGACATCTCTTTGATCGTACCTATATGCATTAAACAATAAAATATCAGGATGAACCAAAAAGCTATGTCCCATAAAATTAATGTTTGTGTACTTATACAGAGGATCAAATTTATTCTTTGGTAACTGTTTTGTAATAATCATTTCCATGATTTTATTACAGGTAAAAATATTACCCTCTGCCGTATCATACACTTTAGTCCAATCAAAAAGTAACATATATTATACCAATATTTAATATTTTTGTCAAGAAGTATTTTTTAAATGTACTTCATTTGCCAGCCCTGTTTCATATAGTATCCAACTCTATTGCTAGCTTGTCTTTTTGCAGTATTTCCAAGCAATTGAATATCTACTATAACAGGGTCAAGCTTCTTTTCTTGCTTTCTTATTACTCGTCCTATTAGCTGTGTTAGAAGAGGTTCGTTGTTCACAGGTGTTCCTAACACTAAGCAGCTCAAATTGTCGATTGAGATACCCTCCGAGAAAATTGCTTGAGTTCCAAAGAGAATCTCTTTTGTTCCATCTAAAATTTGTCCAATTAAATCTTCTCGCTCTTCGTGCGGCACCTCCCCAGTTAGACATATTGCTTTCTCCCCTGTCAGTTCCTTACAATTTTTTAGAAATTGAACTCGATCACTTACTACTAGAACTTTGTGGCCTCTTGCAGCGTAGGCTGCCGCCAGCATGGACACTGTGTGTTGGTACTCTTCGTTCCGAGTCAAAGCTGTAACTTTATTAGCCCATGGAGTTTTTGAGCCGTCTTGAAACCTTATACCAGAAGGAACTATATCTATTCTTGGAACCATATAGTTTTCTTTTGGCGGCTGTATTACATTGTGCCCAAAGTAATCACGGAATACGACGTGTTTACCGTCTTTTCTTTCAATTGTTCCAGATAATCCGATTTTATACCTTGCGAAAGAACTATCAATAATACGGCTAAAGGTAGGGCTAGATACATGGTGCATTTCATCGAGAATAATCGT